CGCAGAAATGTACTCGAAAGTAACCGTCTCGACTTATTACGGAGACAAGCAGCTGGTATACAGGCACGGCCCCGCCGAGTACACGCCAAGCAGCAATTCGACCGAACGGTCACGTGGTCGGTCCCAACTCGCGCAAATCATCATTGCCGAGGCGATCGCAGACGCCGCGCGGTTGCGAGCCTTAGCGGTGGACAACGCGTGGCCCGGCGAATTGCTGCGCGACATTGCTCCGGGTGTGAAACCAGGCGTGACGGCTGCGATCCTATCCGCTTCGGGTGCGCACTACGGGCTCGCGGAGTGGTTGCACGACTATCGCCGCTATGTTGCGCACTGGCCTGAGCTCGTGCGCGTACTGGGTTGGGGTAGCGGCGTCTCAGCCCAGGCGTTTCATGTCGACCAGTCTTGCGCGGATTTCTTACTCACGGACGGCGACTACTACAGCGGCAACCCGTCCGCCGCATTGGCTGGCGTGCGGCCTACGCTATCACTAGGGAACGTCAAAGCATCCGCCTTCACACGTCGCTTCCAAGCTGATTTCAACACCGGTCCCGTGCCTGGAACGGCCGCTATGCCAACTGATGGGACCGACACTCCGGTCAGCATGATGTGGAGCACACTAACGGCTAAAGGACACATGGCTGCCGTCGGTGGACCGCTCGCGCTAACGCGTTTCTTCATTCCAACAGGGATGTCGATGGGCGAGACGGGCGCGGAAGTGCGGTTCTACGACGGGCGCGTGGCTGACCCAGTTGGCGACGCGGTGCTGGCTGTGTATCGGCAAGCGAGCAGTAAAGGCTACGTCACCCACTGGTACGCGGATCCTGTGTCGCGTACGTCTCGCCAACTCGCAAACGGCAGCTATCTACGTACGGACTGGGACACGTGGACACATGCTGGGCAGCCAACCGCAGCTCAAGAGCTACTGCTCGCCGGCTACGGCGCACAGAACGTCGACGTATCACCGGTCAACCAGTACCTGTACCGCGAATCAGGCTGGCCTCTACGCTTCCCGGTGGCTATCGCTACCATCGGCGATTTCGAATGGTACGACGAAATGGGTGAGTTGCGCGACATGCTCAAACGCGACGGGCACGTACTTTTCGATGACCAACTGACGCTCCCGGATAGCTACGGGTCGATCGACGCATACGTCAACTTGCTGGTACCTCAAGCGCCGGCGCTGCCGACCGCTATCGACGAAGAAGTCAAGAAACCAGTCGCCTCCTGACATGAAAGGAAGGGTGGCGCGGTTGTCAAGCCGCGCCATCCTCTATTCCTATGCAAACACGTTCACTCGCCAAAGACAGGCTACCGCGTTCACTCGTGCAGACGTATGCCGACTACTCCTTCACGGCTGAGGATCACAGCTTCGCCTTCGCTTACGATTCGACTTCAGACTGGTCGACCGTCACGCAGCACGCTAAGCGCTGCTTCAGGACTGGATCAGCCCGCTAGAGCGACGCGACACAAGACTAGCTGCACAAGAGATGGAGTTCATGCGTAAGCTGGGCGTGTGCTGGCGCGATCGAGGACTAGGAACGTTATACACAGCAGACCCAGCGACGTTGAGCTGTTCAAACGCAGCGCAAGCACGACATCTGCGTC